CGGGTTTCTTTTGTTTTCCGTTTTTCTTCTTGTTCTTCTTTTGTTTGTTAGGCATACTGATTCACAGCTTCACCAAAGAGTATTCGTTCAACTATTAACTTTTTGGTCCGGCAACGCGAAGGCTACCACCTCACCCTCATCTGCTCTTACATAATGGTAGAAGTAATGCAAAGTGTCTGGGTGACAATACTTTCGGAAAATTTCATCGTCGAAAGGCTCCAGGCTATCCAACGCATCGAAAGTATTTTCCAAATAAATTTGGTCTTGCATAGACACTCCATACTTCTTCTCCATTATGGCTCTAGACTCTGGCTCAATCTCCCTACTAATTAGGGAATCCCATACCGCAGCAACTCTAGCCCTCAGCCAATAATCATCTATACGATAACGGCTGCCTGACGTAACACGGAGCAAATACTGCGCATAAGATTGGAGAATCGGGCACCCAATGGCATTACACATTACCGACATGGCCTTACCGCGAAGAAGTTCCCGCAACACACGGTCGCTTGAGTCCTTATATCTCGCCGCACACCACCCGGTATTGAGTATCACTTTAATTGGATCTGGTACCACTACCAGATTCTCCACATCGAACACAAGCCCACAGAATGATGCTAGACCTAGATCAGAATGGCATTCAATTTTAACATTCATACCCATGTCTGTGTAGAACCGTTGAACCACACCGTAGTCAAAAGTAAGTAGCCTAGCCAGGCAATCATCACCTTCAACCACACATGGGTTGTCATGCTCACTCAACCCTAGTTCTTTCAGCATGAACAGATAAATCATGAGGTTCGTGAAACCGTTGCCCAATGAGGTAGTCATTTCACCGGACATCCGCCCGGCGGGCATCGACGCTTTTAGGATCCTACGAAACTGTATATGGTTAACTGCACAAACTGTGCGCTCATAGTAATCCAGTATACGACGCATCTCCACTGAATCACCTATCATCCACCTATACAGTTGGAACTCACATTCCTCCATCATTTGAGCGTCAAAATGAGACTCAAAGGCTGTGTAATCTGTAGCCATATAGCACGCGCCAGGTAACTGCAATCTGTCTCTTACGTATGCAGCTCTATCCAACACTGGCACATGCTTAATGAAACCTGGATGTTTGTAGACCAGTTCCTCCATAGCATGGAAGAGCGGGCCCACGATGGTCTTGAACTCATCCCTACGTGCGTAGATACCTCTCTCATACTTATAAGCCGGATAACACTCATCTTTTCCAAATGCATCCACCATGGCCCAATACTTATTGTTCCATGTTGGATCATTACAGACTTTAGCTGCTGCAGCCCGCAACTGATTCTTCCGAGATTCGGGATATTTAGTAGCGGCCAGCCAAGTCTCAAGTGACAGATCAGTGTCAGGCTCAAGCTGTGGGAAGTTCTGCCTCACGTATCGCCTCACAAATTTTCGGAACCGCAGGCGAAGTTTCCGGTTGGCACGCGGAGTTTTCGCGGCCACCCGCTTCTTGAATGAACATTCAAGGGAAACCGCATGCCTAGGACAGGCATGCGGATTTGCAGCGCCCTCTACATGCACCCCAAGGGAAACCTGGACGACAGGACGCTTGAACACGTCATCCAGCGGGAGTATCCCGTCCCTAGACACGGCTATTCCTGCCTTGGTTTCGCCGAGCTGTGGGAGCTCGACTTCGCCAACGCGATAGCCGTATTTAACAAGCCGGCACCTTGGGGTCTTGGAAAATGGATGAGTCCAGTTTCCCCCAAAAATTTACAATAGCCATAGGCCATGCAAATAGTGTTGTCCCGCACTTGTCCTAACTCGTCTGCATGTATATTAATGAAAGTTCCACTATGAGCAATAGATCGTATTTTTTGAATCAATTTGCTCTCCTCCAAATTAGTGTCTTGGATCATCGCTACTATGTGGTTAAATAAAGAGACGGACACGAAATCAACCCTATCCACTTCTCTCCATTTCCCAACAACCGGCATGTGAACACGCACCGGCTCAGAGAAAATACGATCTCCAGGAACGTTTCTCCTTCTATTACGGTAGCTAATTCCAAACCCACTAACCTTATTATAGTGGTACTCCACTGTGGCGATTCCAGGGGCCTGCTTCAGAGGAAGAATCTGATAAGCCACAGGCCTACCATCAACCGCCCAGGAATCACCATCAATACCACCATCAGTGACAGTCCACTTATGGTGGTCATATTTCCGATAAACATATAACCGGCGCTTGTGGTGCTCAGTATATTCGAAAGACCATCCGCTTCGAATGAGAGATGCACCGGCTACACGCGCATGAGGCAATGGGACAGTTTTAATTTCGGGTATTGGTGACAACCCAAAATCACGCCTTTCTGCATTCACCTGTTGAGACCAATGGCAGCGCTTGCCAGTTGACTTCCATTTCTGGAGGTCCGGCACAGTCCCAAACCTAGATCCCTCGAGGACATACCCAGAAGTCCAGATGCACCAACTGTCAATGCCCATTTCTTGGGCCTGCCATTTGGAGGGTTCCAAATCCGTGGTATCCGCCCTCAAGGATCCATCACGAACCCTTGGGACATCCATGAATGCAAAGCTGGCTAATTCAGCTGCACTCATGGGCACACGGACAGAATATGCTGGAACCACCACAGGTGGCGGAGCAGGATCAAGGGGAGCTGGCACAACCACAGGTGGCACCGCTCCTCCCATCACAATAGTGGGACTCGCCAATCTGGCATCTCCCCCACTAACTGCCCCAACCACACTCACCGCACCGGCAGGCACACCTGCTGGCACTGTTGGCGGGTCCATCAATGCTTCAACTGCTGGATCAGCGTCCAACTGACGCAAACGTACCAGCAATTTTTGCTCCTCCTCCTCAAGCTTGACAATTTCTTCTTTGACCTCGTGGCCCGATGTCTCACCCTCCTCCAGGAAGGGTGGCCACGGAAATAGGTCATAGTGCTTCCAGTTCTCCAATTCTTCATCGAGGTGTCTAGGAGCGCAAGCATCTAAATACTCACGCCTAACACGCTTCATGTCAGCAAACAGAACGTCCGAAGCCCATTGGGGCTCACGTCCATCTGGCCACTCGAAGCCATAGTGAACTGCAAAGGAATCAGCAAGATTCCCAACATTGCCCATGACAATAGACGGGGGGTAAGGTGAACACCTTACTCCCACACCACCTATTTTAATTTCCTGGTCATTGCTAGCATAACCTGCGCATGAAGCAAGAACCAAGAGTTTCTTTGGGAAGAACCGCCCATCGGGCAACTCTTCCCAAACACGGATAGTTTTGGCGTCTTCACGCCCCCGGGCCGAACGGCGACTTCTCCCGGCACTCCGTCCACTGTTCTCCTTACCAGCCCACGATGAGCTGTGTCTTTTGGGCGGCATTGGAGAACAATTACCAGTAATACACACGTGGCTACACTGGCACTACCCACGCGGTTTGACTACTACCTCACACTTTACATACCTTACGATATGCAGGCGTTGGGCCCCTGAACCACCACATTAAGCTCCCTTCGGAAGAACCCTTTGTGAAGCCCCCTGAGTGTATCTTTGCGCATTGCAACTGTAGTACAATCTATTCCAGAGTGAGAGTTCAGCAGGACCCTGGTCAGCCACCCAAGACAACCCTTCTCACCCAACAGTTGGTGCCCCCCCGGGGCAGGTACGGCACCCAACCACCATAGACGTTTCACCTTACTAGGTTACCCACCCAAGTATCTCACAACTCAGCCAGCGTAGGTCTGATTATGGGTCCTAATGAAGGTCTGGCACGTTCCATATTGCTCTCGCAGAGCCCCACACGTCAAGCCAGAGCTCCGGTGAACCATTAAAGCTGCGCAGGCAGCTGAAACAGAGGAGCTATAGGAGAACAACCTGCGACTTCTCGCAAGTGCGCAATCACCAATGCGCAGTGTTGCATTCAATGCATTAACACAAATGGAGGGAATCAAATAAAAGTGCTTGCGCTCCAACCAATACTTCAACTAATGCAATCTTCCATCGTAAACTTCTGGATTAGATCGCAAAAGTCGGGTCTGGTAGCAGCGCAATACACTTGTGGAGAAACCCGCCACCTATGTTAACCAGCCTAGCACAAAACTCTACGGTATGCGCTTTGGCTGAAC